CTGACAACAAATTTTCCTTCAAGAACTCTAGTCACAACACTTGTGCTAGTTTGAGTTAATTCCAAATCATAAGTATGACGACCAGCAATTATATCTGTTGTATTTGCTGCAGTTAAAGACAAAGTAACAGTACCACCTGCAGAGAAAGATATTCTACTATTAGCAGTGGTCAATTCAATAAGAACAGTATCAGCATTAAGAAAAGAACGAACTTGCATTTTGGCTGTATAGTTGCCAACTAAATCCCAAGCAACACCATCAGTTTTAATTGTAAAAACTAAACTAAAAGTAGAACCCTGGTCACAGACCATATTATATCTACCAGCCATTATTTCTTCTTTCTTGCTACAGCAGCGTTATCTACTAGGTTTGGATACTTTCTACCAGCAGCCTTAGCACGAGCCTTAGCACTGTTAATCTGTGAAGGTGTTAATTTTTTAGAAGTTTTCTTAGGGTTCTTCTTATCCCAAAATGCTTTCTTTTTCACCACTTCACCTTGTCTGCCCAATAAGCGGCACTCATCTTACCCTTAGCAATATTCTTAGCATGACGTGCTTTAAAAGATGCTTGACGTTTAGTAGGTTGTCTGTCCCCAGTTACACCTTGTTGACCAAAGCGAATTGTCTTAACCTTAGAACCTTCTTTAGCCACAACAACATGTGACTTCTTAGGATGATTAGGAGTTCGCTTTGGCTTATTGTAACCAGCGACTCCAGCCCTTTTAAGGCGTGAGTCTTTAACCATAATTACTTCTTAGGTTTCTTAGGTACTGCTGTTTGAATGCTAGATGGCTTAGGTGCAATTGGCATACCCATTGGGTTATTACCTTTAGCATTAGCCATAGCGTGTTCTAGGTTAGGATAGTTACATCCACAAGTTGCGCACATATTATTTCTTCTTTCCCATTTTCTTCATTTTAGCCATAGGTTTTTTCTTCATATCGGCTTTTTTCATGTCCATCATCTTTTTGCCTTTAGGCATTTTTTTACCGTACATCATATTATGCTCCGTATGCTCTTCCAGTTTTGTTTGATATATCTATTGCCTTACGAATATCCTTCGTCTTAGTCGTATCAGGTTGAATACCCTGAGACCTAGCCGTACGATATAACGCAAGTTCATTGTCCCACTTCTTTGCAGACATAGTTAGTCTAGTGGATGCTTCCCCAGGATTCAAATCGACTGTGGAAGCCTTACAACCAAAACAACCCTCAACATACTCAGGATGTTTTTTAATTCTGTGTAAACTCATTTGTTGTCCCCAAACGTTTTTCAATTCTATCAATGGCATCCTTTAAAGAAGTACCACCATTATTACTTAACTCACCATCAAGGCGGTTAAGTCTTTCCATTACACCTGGAACAGAGTCTCTACCTGGACCACCAGGCTCGCCTTCCCAATCTCGGCGAAACTTTTCCAACCATTCCATCATAGAACGAGTCTTTCGAACTGTTGGAGCAATCACAAAAAATACAGAAGCAATTGCGCTTGCAGTTGCACCCGCTACAAGAATGTTGTTTATCATCCTTCAAAGTTACTTTCAGTAATGCCGATGCCAGCAGCAATGAGCGCAGACTTTTGGTCCGACGTAACATCATGTTCGTGTCCTCCTGCATAGTATTCACTAGAAGAATCTATTTGGTCAGTTGATGGAACTCTAATTTTATAATATGTATTACCAATTTTTAACACACTAATTCCTCGGTCTAACTTGTACCGATAAAATAAACCAAACCCTGCTGGTCCTTCAGCAACTGTTGGTGGAAAAAACTTTGGCAATTTAAACTCCTAATAGGTAAAGCCCCCAGTTGCCCAGGGGCTTTAATCTTGATTTGAATCTAACTATGAAGCGTTAATGCTTGAAGATGATTCAATTCTGTATAAGGCTTCTTCACGGTAACGTTTGAATCCTAATACACCGTACCAACCAATTGGGCGCAAGCGCATCAATTTGTCGGTAACGTTTCCGATAACCACATGTGGTTCTTCAGCAACTGCTTCAGCAAGTGCTTGTTGACCAGCAAGGATTGTACGGAACACGCGTGCACTTGAACCACCATCGGTGGCGTTGTACATACGTGGTGATTCGATGAAGTATGCACCTTCGAATGTTCCAATTTCTCCTGCCCAGATGGCATCGTTTGATTGGTATTCGTGAGGTAGTCTCCATGAAGCAGAACCTGTTTCAGCACGAAGGTCGTGTGAAACTTCAGGGTGGATTGCACACCAGTACAATGCACCTTTACGAGCAACTGCTTTGCCTGCACGTAATTTAGCAACTGCTAGACGGATGTCTGCTGCTTTCAAGGTATGTGCACCAGTAACGTTTGTTGTTGCTGTTGCGCGAGTACCTGAAGCGTTGCTTGCGTAGATTACGTTTGTTCCAGCGCGAAGTTCGGTTTGAACGATTTCGTCAATGGAATCTGCCATGTTGAATGCAACGATATTTGCAATCGCTGGGTCAACTTCAGCAAGTGACATTAATTGCAGTTTGCGTGTGGTCAAAACTGCGTTACCGTATTCGTTAAGAGTTACGGTTACAGCAGTTGGAGCACCAATCGCTACTGAATCTGGGTCAACTTGTTCTGATAAAGCAGTTGTTGCTTTGCTTAGGTCGCTGTAGATTTGGAATACTACAGATGAACCTGGCATTGATTGGCGTGCTGGACGTTTGTCAGCGACTGAACGTAGTAATGGTTGAGAGCGAAGTGCGAACTCAACTAGACGGTCGTATGCTTTTTGTACGAGACCTGCACCATTGGATGGTGTAAAGGTTCCTACGTTGTCAGCACTTGAATATTGACCGCCACCAAGACCACCGTTAGTTGCAGACGTACCACCAGATAACGCGGTATATGCATTTGCCATTTCGGTTTATTTCCTTAGTTAGTAGTTAGAGCCTAAATCTCTCCACCTTGTTGAAAAATCATATTTGTGATTTCTTCTGCAGATTCTGCATTCTGTAATCTCAAATATAAATCATCAAGTCCAGCAGGAGACTGGGCATTAGCAGTAACAGAATCGATTTGTCTGAGTGTAGCCAAATCAGGCTTCACATCATCGGGCGTCTGTACTGTTAAACCAAAGACCTCAGCATTCTCTGCAATCCAGTTATCGATACTATCTGGATTCGCCTCAATTTCTTGAGGAATGAATTTTGCTATCTTTGGACTTACGCCCTTGCTTTCAAGAACTGATTTGATAACGTTGTGACGTTGTTCAGTCTTAATCGAAGAAAGTTGTCCTTCCATTTCGGAAAGCATTTTAGATTTAGTTTTTAACTCCTTACGAAGTTGTTTTAATAAATCGCTTTCTGATTGTTGACTTTGATTAATATCATCATCGTCGTCTTCCCATTCTTGATATGTGTTGCTCATCGCAACGCTCCCATTCTATTTGTGTTAGTCGCAAGCCTCATAATAAATCGGGGAAAATACTATGGCTCTTGCTACCAGTCTTGTTACTCTCATAGGGGCTGGTCGGTCCTACTGAGGGTTTAGATTGCGCCTTTTGATTGCTGCGCTAATGAAGCAGTTGAAGTACCTGCTTGTCCACCAAATGTTGCTTTTTCTCTTTCTTGAAGTTTCTTACGGCGTTGTGAAGCCAAACCAAAGAACGCTTCTTGCTCAAGTTCTTTAGAAAGATTAGTTGTATCTTCACCATAAATGCTTGCAAGTTTTTCAGCAGTTGGTTGAACCTCAGCAATACTAGAATATGCTTGCTTAGAAAGAGTACCAATTTGTTCAGTTGATAAACCAGCAGTAGTTAACTGTTTCTCAAGTTGACTAATGTTTTCTTCAGCAACATCAACTTTACTTGTTGCAGCACCAGTACGAATGTATGCTTTACGAAGACTTGTATCTAACTGGTTGATACCTTCAGGTCCTTGCATCAAAGCAAGAGCAATCTGTGAGCGCTGTTTAGTTGGGTCACCAACACCATAAGCACCCAAGTAATTATTTAACTGTGCTCTTAATTCACTTGGTGCGTTATCAATTTTACTAAACACATTATCAACACGAGCCTTGGCTTCGTCAATAGAAACAGCACCACCAATTAAAGCAGTGTAAGTATTTTGGTTAGCAAGTTCATTAAGATTATATTGGCTAAACAAATCACGATAAGTTTGTTCAGCAGCAAGATATTGACCAGGAGTATAAGTAGATAAGCCTAATTTTTTACGACCTTCGTTACCAGCAAAACGTGTTTTGTATGCTTCAGTGGTAGGTAAAAGAAGTGATGCTTCTTCAGCACCGTATCCTTCTGTCATGAACCTTTTAATCTCAGGAACTAAAGTTGTTAAATTGTTGTCTGTAAATTCTTTTTCAAGAAGAGCAAAAGCACTACGACGATTTTGTTCTTGTATTGCAGCATTAGGGTCAGGTAAAGTTCTATTGCCGCCACCTAAAGTTTCACTTGTGCCATCACTATAAGTAATAGTTACGCTACCATCAGCGTTAGTAACTCTACCAGTTTCTGTTCTAGCAGCAGGTGTCCCGCCAGTTGTACTAGTTGTGCTTATACCTGGAACTTTAAAAGTTGTACCAGAAAACAAAACAGTTTTACCTGATGATTGTCTAGCAGCAAGTGTAGGGTTTGCTTTAATAGCAGCATTAACTTGTGCAACTGAGATGCCTAAATCTTTAGCAATCTTAGTAGGTGTGTCACCTCTTTCAACTGTGACTTTACCTTTGGAATCTACCTTTGCCATTTATCTTAACCCAAAATCTTGAAGAATTTTATTTGCATAACCTGCTGCCTCTTCACGAGCATTAGTTGTATATTCCCATTGTGGACTACTGCGTAACGTTTTATTGAAATCAGTAAAGTTAGGAAGAGTTGATAAAGCATTATCAATATATCTATCGTCAAGTTTAATTGTATCAGGATTAATTTCCAACACATTAGCCATCTTATTAATATATTGTGAAGCAATATCTTTAACAGTTAAACCTTGGTCAAGATACTGTCCAAGATTTTGATATCTAACTTTAGCAGTGTTTTGTATCTTAGTCTTAGCAATCTCTAAACTATTCTTATTTGACAAACCCTCAATAGCATACTTGCGTACATCAGCATCAGATAAAGAAACATTATAATCTGAAGCAAGTTTACGAATAGTAGCAAGATTAGAACCAACAATACCACCAACATTTTTAACACCAGCAGTATCAATATATCTATCAACAAACTTTGCTGCCAACAATTCACGGTCTTCTTTAGTGACACCAGCAGTTGCTGTTTGAGTGGTAGTTGAACCACTTCTAGTAGTTACCTGTTTAGCAACTTTACTTTTCTCAAGTTTATTTAACTCTTTATAGTACTGTGCAGCATCAGCAGGATTAGCAGCAGCACCAGTAGCATCAAGAATAAAAGTATTAAAATCTTCTAACGCTTGTTCTTTAGGAGTAATAGATGGTTGCAAGAAAACACTTGTACCATCACCCATTCCTGATATTTCTTTATTGTATTCAACCTCACTAACAAGCCAAGTAGTGAAAGGTTTTTTTGTTACACTATTAGAAACAGAATAGTTTTGAACAAGTTTATTCCAAGCAGTATTAGCAGAGTCTGCTGTTCTATAATTACTATTAGGATTATACTGTTGAAGTATTGTTAAGATTTCATTCTTAGTTGCTTTGTCGCCCTTAACAAATAAGTCTTGTGCTGCACCTAAAGTATATTCTTTACCTGCAACAGGAATCTTTGCAATGTCATTCAAATCAGTAGGAAGTCTTTTAGTTACAGGTCTACTCATACCACCGCCACCACTTAAAATATTAGTTTCCATTCTACTTCTACTAGGAATCATAGTAGGTTTTGTTCTATTTACTAACAATGTTGCTTCAGGTAAAAACTGATTATATCTATCTTTTTTGTATGTAGACCAAGCAGTGAACCCATCTTCAGTTCCTTGCTTTCTTCTTTTTCTTTCTTCATAAATAGCAAGTGCTGCTTTAGCGTTAGTTAAAGGGTCAAGCAATTCTTCATTAGATTGAATGCCTAACATCTCACGACGAGCAGCACCCAAATCACCAATCATATTGATTTGAAAAATGCCATAAGATAAGTCCCCTGTTTCAGGGGTATTTCTTATCTTGTTAGCATCAAGTGGTTCATTCTCTGCTAAAGCAATAGCAACCATTCTTGGCAAAACTTCTTCAGGAAAACCAACTTCTCTTAAAAGAAAAAGAACTTCATCAAGATTTAATTGTCCTGTTGCTATCGCTTTACTCGGCATTTAAATCTCCAAATTTATCTCTATCAAGAAATCTGTCATACCAAAGACCAAACTTTGGTGAACTATTCTTTAACTCACGAACCTTTTTATCAACTTCATCTTTAACAAACTGATTACTTTGAGCATCAATATTTTGTGAAGGCATATCTTTAAGATAGTCAACAACTTCTTCCCTGAAAAGCATATACTCTTCAAGTGCTTTAAAGGTAGGGTCAGATTTATACCAGTCTGATTCAGTGAACTTTTTATCACTTAACACAGTATCAATTGCTCTTAAAGTACCTTTATATTTATTTGCTTGAATACCTAAATCATACTCATTAAACCAAGTAGGGTTAACAGTTTTTTGTTCTTTAATCCAAGCATCTCTTTCATCCTTAAGGAATCCAGCACCACGAGAATTGTAAGAATCAAAACCGTTCTGTTGCACTTTAATATCAAAGCCTTGCATAAACTTATTGTACGCCATCCAGCCTAAATCTATCTTAGCATTCTTGCTTGATTCTTCTAAAGAAATTGTTTCTCTGTAAAAATCTCCACCAGTACCTGGTTTGTTTTTTAACTGGAAATTATATGCTGCCCTATCAAACGTATTGTTTTCTCTGTCAACACCCCAAGCGTTAGTGATAAGGGTTGTTACATAAGGGTCTTCAGTTTGAATCTTAGCAACAAGGTCACGGTGTTTAACTAATTGTTCAGCAGAAACTGCTGTGGCTTCAGCACCTGTGGTATTCTTTGTTGGGCTAGTAATAATCATTTCATAATAGTCTGGATAGTTTTCATAAAATAAAGCATCTGCTTTTTCTATGCCATACTTTTCTGTGTAAGTTCTGTATATGTCAAAGTATGGTTTGTAATCAAGGCTAAGATTTGGAATAACAGCCATTACTTGGTTTATTCCAAGACGTAACATGAAATGCCAAACTGTTCTGTTTACAATTTCATCAGGTGTTGCTTCATTGATTCTTGTGCCGTCTCTAAACTTTTGATTCTCAACGGCTAAGATTTTATTAGCAGTTGTTAAAAATACACCGTCATCAAGTTTTCTTGTTGCAGAAACACCACGTTTAGTCCACGCTGGAAGTAACATATCGTAAGATACAAACTCTTTAGATGGACCATATGGAAGAACATATGTGTCAACAAATCTTCTAATTGGTAAATTCTTACCAGTTGTTTCTTTATACTTTGCATCAAGATAAGGGACAGCATTAACTAAGTTAGATGCGCTTACTTGAATAACTGGACCAGCACCAGCGTTCCACCAAGGTTCGCCAGCAAAAGGAATATTTAAACGAGTAACAGGGAAAGATACACTTGCTAACGCATTGAAAAGTTTAGTGTTTCTCCAAGAGTTAGGTACTTGCATTGTGATTAAAGGCTCACCTGTTTGTGGGTCTTTATCTATAGCCTCTTTGTTCCAATCATCTTCCCATATTAAAGTTGGTCTGATAATTGGTGTAGGATTATTTGCTACTAAGTTGCTGTATACACGTAAAGAGTTTAATTGTGCTTGAATAAATGGGGAAGCAAATGCAACAATTGAAGCAATGTTTGAATATCTATCAATTGTGTACAGTACACGTTTAGTTTCTTTTAATGCTTCACGATGCGCTGCTTTTTCAACACCTTGAATTTCTAATTCAGTTGCTGGTTTACCTGTGCGTTGTGTCTTTAACTGTAAAGCCTTTGCGCCACTATCAATAGTTTTTTCATAAATGTTGCCATAGAAAGGAACACGAGTGAAAGCATCTTCAGGCATGGTACCAAGATATTTAAATAAAGTATCTACAAGTGTGCCGTAAAGTTTTCCAATGTCTTGAAAGTTATCAATACGAAAGTTTGTTTTACCTATTGCTTCACCAGGAATAGGGCTCAGTTTACCTTCTAATTGAAGATTACCTAGACGTGCTTCTAGTTCATAAGGTGTAGGTATTTGTTCGTAAGGTTTATTTGCTATATCAAATCTAACACTTTGGTCAGGAAAATAAGTTTGAACTTCGTTCCATCTTGTAGCAATATAGTTATCTATATCGTACTTTGATTTACTTCTTTTCTCTTGTTTGATAGCAAGTTGTTTTTGTTCTTTTTTAGTTAACTTCTTAGTTGTATCAACTACAATTGGTCGTTGAACTTTAGTGTTACGAAACTCTATTTGGGCTTGACGGTCATCAGATAAAAACCATTTTTTAATTTTGTTTAACTGACTTGCTACGTGTCTTTTACCAAGAGTAGTGTCAATTTGTAACATTCTTCTTGTTACTTCTGCTTCACGGAACTGTCTAGCCTGAACATAAAGGGAAGCAAAGTAGTTAGGGTTATCTGGGTTTAATGTTTTCCAGCCGTAAGAAGTATATCTTTCGCTTTGCATTAAAGGGTTACGTATTTCTTTTTTCTGTTTTTGTGCAGCAGATACTAACTTTGGTCCTATTGAACCTAGTGCGCCAGACTTGTAACCTTTAAAAATTAAATCGCCAACAATGATATCTTCTTTACCTTGAGTATATTTGTTAGTTTTGCCACCAAGTTTTTGTTGTGCTTTATTAACAGCAGTTAATACTTCACCATAAAATTCTTGTTGTTTAGTTAGTTGTTCTGTTAAAGGTTGTAGTTCTTTTCTTAACTCTTTAACTTCTGTTTCTAAAACTTTAATACTGTCAAGAGTTTTTTGTTTACGGTTAGCCTTATTGTTAAAAGCAATTATCTTATTTTCTAAATCAATTCTTTCTTGAAGTAGAGCATTATACTTTTTAACATTAATTGCTTTATCGCCTGTTCGTATTTCATAAAGTTCTTCATTGATTTTTTTTACTTTATCAACTACAGGTTTTAATGTTTTTCGTTCTTCACGTAATGTTATTTTAGTATCTATTATTTCAGAAAGTTTACTTTGTGCTGTGTTTAACTTTTTTTCAACGTTAGAGTGTTGTGCTCTAACAATCTCTAAATCACTTTTTTGCCATTTAACAATAGACTTCCAAGAACCTAATGTTGTTTTAGGTGCAGGTAAATCTAACTCTTTGGCTAAAAGAAACTTCTCTACACGATTACCAACAACACCATGATAAAAGTTATTAGCAAAATTCTTAGAACCTTTGGCTAATCCCATACCAATTTCTAAAAGACTATTGTTGTAAAGTGCTGTACGGATTTCACCTTCAATTACGTTACGTTGTGGGTAAGCAAAACGTAGTAATGTTGCTGGTCTCCATACTGCATCAAATGCAAAGTATGCTCCTTGAAGGAAACTTTTTGCTTTGTAAAGCCCAGAAGTAAATGTGGCTAATTCGCTTTTAGCAAACTGTTGATACAGTTTAATATCCAACATTGGCATTGCATCGCCTAGTTGTGAACTTAGTGTTGGGTCAGTGAATATCCATTCACCATCACTGTATGCAAAAAGTTTTGTACGATAGTGTTCTAAAACACTGTTTCTTCTTTGGTCTAGTTCCCATTTAATTATGTCTGACAAAGTTGTTGCAGGACCTGAACCGTCTGGTTTCTTTATACCTTTAGCAAATACTTCGTTTGCTTCGTCAGGTGTTAGTTTTCTGTCAAGACCAAGTTCTTTGTTGATTGCTTTAACTGCTTGGTTTTCAATCTTGGTAATGATAACAATTCTGTCAGCATCTGTTTGTGCTCTAAGGTATTGGTTAAGTAAGTTTCTTTTAACTTGTGTACCTTTAGCGTTTCTCCAAGGTTGCACTTTGTCCATGAATGCTATTAGTTCATCTGATGAACCTGATGAGCCGATACCTTTGAATGGTATCCAACCTGAAGGTTGTTGTAAACCTGACCAACCTAATACTCTTACAGGGTAATCGAAGGTTGTTGATTTGAAAACTTTGTTAGTCCATTCAAGACCATCAATTTTTTCTGTGAATCTGTCGTTGAGGAATGTTTTAGTTTTTGTTTCAACAATTTTTGCTCGAACGTTTTCAACTAAAGAAGAAGGTGATGGGGTTATTGCCCTGGTTCCAAGGAACGGTGATTCAATGATGTTATCTTGTACACGGTTAAGTACGCTTCTTAAACTAGCGTTACGTGTTTTAACATCTTTAAGAATGTCGTCGTATTTTAAACCTAGTTCTTTGTCTTGTAAAAGCATTTTGTTAACGTCACCGTCATAACGTAAATCTGCTAATGCTTGTATACCAAACTTTGTTTTATCTTTTGAACTTTTAAATGCTGGTTTTGAAACTCTGTCAATAATATCACTGATTGATGCTGCTTCTTTTTCTAAAAACTTTAATGCAGTAGGGTCACCAAACATTGCTTTCATAGTGTTTTCAGCAATTGGTCTGGCTTTGATACCATAGTTTTCTACGTTGATATCACCAAAGATTCCAGCAACAGCGTCAGGGTTAGATGACTTTTGTGCAAATGGGTGTTTTAATATTCCTGTTGCATCTGTGTTTAAAGCAAAGTCAATGAATGCTGAAGCACCTTTAGTTGATGTTGCTTTTGCAATATCTTCAACATCACCTACTTTTACTTTAGGTGTAAGGTATTTACCTTTAGCAAGTAGTCCTGCTTCGGCACCAACAACGAATGGGTCAGCATACCATGAGACCATGAAGTCTGATGCACCTGTTGAAAATTTTCCTATTAGTTCTTCATCAAATGCTTTACGGCGTTGTTCTTCGTTATAGATATCAAAGTCTCTACGTCCACCTGTTGGAACATTGAAACCTAAATCTTCTGCAACATTTAATGCTTGTCTTGGTAGATTAAATGGTGCAATATCTGATGCACCGAATAGTGCTTGTGATGGGGAAATTTTTTGTGCAGGTCCACGATATGTTTCTGCAATGTCAGATATTTGAAACCCATCTTTGTATGCAGGGTTATCTTTATCTGTAAGAAGTGCTGCTGTTGATAGACCAGCACCTGCGGCTTGTGAGACTTGAGCCATTTTGTTTAATACGCTGCGTCTTCTTGTACCTTCTGGTGCTGCGTATTCTAAAGTTTCACCAAGTAATGCTTTGCCTGTTTCAATTCTTTTATCGATTTGTTGGGCAACTTCGGCTGGGGTATTAAAGTTTCTTTCAATAAAGTCAGTGAAGTCATTAAGCAAACTCATTGAAAGGAATCTTCTTTCGTTAAAATATCTATAATGTTTTTGTGGTCGTCAGGTGTTAAACCATCTGCGTGTGATAATCCCCATGCAAGACCTGCGTTATCGTAACCGAATGCGTCAAGATAGTTTGAAAAGTTTAATGCCCAATTTGATACTTCACCAGCCATTATAAACTCCGTAAATATTTTACAAAGTTATTTAACGTTATTGGTGCGCCTTCTTGGTTTGCTGCATATTCAATCATTGGTAAGTATTGTGTTAATCTTTGTAAGTCTTGTTTACGTGGGCTGTCAGGTCTACCTGATGCAATGTTTAAACCAACTTCTGTTGGTCCTGGTCCTTCACCGAAAGGCATTCCAACTTCTGGTGCTTCGTTTGGTCTTTCAGTTGGTGCTGTGATTGGTGTTAGTTGTGAAAAGATTGATGGTTTAGATTGTTGTGGTGTGGCTTGTTTAACTTTACCTGCCATAGGAGCAGCCTGTTGTTGTTCTAAATTTGCTTTACCTTCACCATATTTTCCACCAGCATAGTAACGCATTGCTTGTTTGGAAGGGTTTTGGTCTGTTCTTTTAGATTGATTGCCAACACCTGATACAACTTCTTTAGCCATTTATTGTCCTAGTTGTGAAAGTAGTTCTTGTAATCCTGCTGGTGCTTGCTGTGGTTGAGGGGCCTCTGAGGCGGCTTGACCAGGAGCAGGAGGGACGGCTTGCTCAACTGGCGCCATTGGAGGTACCTCAGAGGCAACTTGTGGGGTAGGTGCTGGAGCAGGAGCAGGCGCAAATACTTCGCTTACTGCTGTTTCTATTGCAGTACCTTTTTGGCGTGCTTTAATAACTGCAGCCATCTTCATTGCTAACTCTGAAGGGTCTTGACCCTGTGCTGTCATTTGAGGTATTGCTTGAGCAAGTTGAGACATTGCTGTGTTTAAGTTATCGCGCATACGTTGAACATCTATTTGTTGTTGTTCACCTGTTACGTTCATTGACCAAGGTAATTCGCGCATAACAAAATCTCTTGATACTAGGTCTGCACCTAATGCTTGTAGTGAAAATATTAGGGCACGAGATGGGTCAAGTCCTGACATTAAACCGTAACGTACTTGAATACCGTAGTCACCGTTAATATCTTTACGTGAATCATAATCTATTTCAAACTTTGCACCACCAGATGTGGCTGAAATCTTCTTAGTACCAGGGAATAATCTTTCATCCATCTTGAAACATAGTTGCATGATGTCTTCAAATGTGTCTGAAAGGATTTGTTGCCCTGTTTTTACTTGTGTATCAAATGCACCAAGTAATGCTTGTACACCTTGACCTGTGATAACAGATGCATCAATGTTTCCTGAGCGTCCTTCAGGGTATCTTGCACCCATTCGCATTTCTTGTTGCAATAGTGCTGCTTCAGTGAACGCAGCAGGTGAAACCTCTAAGCCTACACGGCGAATGTTCTGCGGCTGAGCAGTTCTAAGTATTGCATCAGGTCCAAAAGCAAACTCTTGGACATCATTTGGTACGGCAAGTGGTGCGTTGATTGATTTCTCTGCAGCATCCATTGCCAATTGAGCAAAACGTGCGCGTGCGATTTGTACCCATAGTACATCATCGAATTGTCCGCGTGGTTCGTCATCAATTCCTGGTCTTCTTGCAATACGCACCATGACTTCACCCATTGGGTTGTCACTTTTTGCTAAAACAAGGTTACCTCTGTTAGGTAAATATAATAAAATTACGTCTTTGTCTTCATAACGAATCATTTCTAGTTCAGAATATAGGTCAACTTCGTCTATTCTGTATCCGTTAAGGATTTGTGATTCGTATTCTGGGAATTCTGCTAGCAGTTCTGCTATAACTTTTCTGTAACGTTTAGTGTATGAGACTACTCTGCCGTATCTGTCGTACTCTGGGTATGAACCTAAAGGGTTTTCCACACGAATACGTGGCATGTTGGCTTCTTGGTCTGCTTCAACAACGATTGGAAGGAAACCATAGGTACCGTACCAGTCTGCACCTTGATACATTTGTGTTTGTAGGCGTGAGAATTGTACATAATTGTTTGCAATAAGTGTTTTTGTGTCAGCAAATTTTTTGGCACGGTCAGTTATGTTGGCTGATGTGCAGTTAAATGATGGTAAAGGTGCGAGTACTTCGGAAACATCGCGTGCTGCGACGTCAACAAAGTTGGCAATCATTGCCTTTGTTGCACCTTCAGGGAACATTTCTGGGAACACGTTAACAAGGTTGCCTCGGCGTACTTCTAAAACGTCACCCATGCGTGCATCGCGTGATGCGTTACGGCGTTTTAATGCCTCAACTTTGTTTGCTATCTGTGTTATATTTAATGACACTACTTACCTCTGAATTTTCTTTTTTTAGGAACATAGAAAAAGTTTAATGTTCCGTCAGGATTAACTCTGTTTTTGCTTCTTTCAATTTTAGCAATACCTTCTTGAACTGTTTTGGTGTTTCTTTTACCAGGTTCAACAAATTTTAAGAACGGTGAGTCAGGGTTACTTACTTTTTTTTTACAGGTGGGTTATACTTTTCTGGAAACTTTCTTCTTAAGGCTGAAGTTCTACCAATGTTTCTTTCAAGTTGTGATGTTGGTTTGCTAGCAGGGGTAGTTCTTTTAGGTCCCTTGGAACCACTTAAAGCCTTTTGCATTTTAGAAAGACCTTTAGCATCTTTGATACCTGTTGCTTTACGTTTAACAATATTTTTTCCTACTTGTTTTGCAGCACCTCGTGCGGCTGCTCTTCCAGCAACACCAGCAACAGCAGCGACTAGTGGTGGAATAATAGGTACTACCTTTGGTGAAGTTTTCTTTTTAGGTTTCATTGCCATGTTGTTTCCTTTAACTGTAGTATACTTCTTGTTGTTGTTCAGCGAATGCTTCATCTAAATCTATAACTTGCCTTGTGTTTAATTGTTTCATTGAATGCCATCTGGACTGCATGTACTTTTGACCTGAGTTGTTTCTTTCAACCCATTCCCTTGTCACAATTTCGCAGAACCATAAAGCCATTATCATGTCAAATGGTTGACCTTTTCTCATATCTGGTTTCCAGACAATGAGTTGGTTTATTAAAGCCTTGATTCCTTCACTGCTTGCAGTGGAAGGTAAATCTATGAGGTTGGAGTTTCTAACGAATTTGTTTTCGCTAGACGTTCCAAACAGAGGAGCCATCGATGCAACGCCAAAATCGACGTCCCATTTGTTGTTACCAGTGAAGTGCTCACGAAATACGATTCCACGAGAAGCAAGAAAATCACGTATCGCTTCGTCTTTCGTAAGGAATAACTGAAACGCATTCTTCTCCACAACAATCACGTTAGGTTGATATTTTATTGCCCAGTCTTCAATCAAGTCCCTGATTTTGGCTGGGGTTGGTTCGGTCATGTTTACTGCATCAAGGATGAAACGTTGTTTTGTGTCAACATCTACAGCAACTATAACTGCTGCTGTGGCACCAGACATTGCAGGGTCCATGCCCATAACAATTCGGAAGTTTCCTTTATCAGGATGCCCAGGTAAACCAAAACGTATAGCACCTGTTTTACGCATACCGTTAACTGAACCTTGTACACATACAGGTGGAAAAATAGAGTCTTGTTCAACATCTTGTTGCTGGTATACCATAGCCCATGTTGAGGGTGTGACTTCTGAGCGACGTTGGTAAAGCGCAGGACCATCCCACTTAGGATACAATCCGTCAGAATCAGGTGTGGTGTCCTCGTCACCGTCCCAAGGACGGTCGCTTCTGGACCAAAGTGTCACCCAGTCGTCACACTTATCCGCAATCTCAAGAACTGCTGGCATAGCCAAATAGGTAAAAGGGGTTTTGCCCCCAGACCAATGTTCAGGGTTACGGAGTTCGCGGTACAAATCGTTTGATGCAATACGTGTTCCTACTATAAGTAGTTTACCGTTTTTTCCAAGACGTGTGATAACTTCTTGTTGCAACCATTTGATTTGTTTTTCCCACTCGTGCGCGTTGGCACCAGTGATACAGTCATCAAGAATAATAAGGTCGGCGCGTGCACCGTAAATTTGTCCACCCATACCCAAGGCTTGAATGGTAGGGTCTTTCTCGGAAGAGTCCCTAGCCTCAGCACCAAGGTACACTGTGTCAGTGCGCCAAGTGTCGGCGTCTTCTTCCCAACCACCATCAGGACCGTACATGGCCTGCAGTTTTTGCCAGCGAGGGTGGGACAGTCTTTGCTTAATAGCGTACACAAACTCACGTGCCTTATACAAAGTCTTAGACACAATGATGATACGAATATTAGGATTAAGCGCAATCCTGTAAGTTGAATAATTAATTGTTACAGTAGTGGATTTAGCATGCTCAGGGGCAATGTTAATAAGTACCCTATTTGGGGAGGCAGGTTCATACACCATAGCCTCATGCAACCAGGCAGGTTCCCCTTTTTCCAGCAAGGAGATAAAGTTTTCTTGATGGGGAAAAACCTTCATATCTAAATACTGCTCAGAGAAGTCTTTAAAGTTTATTTCAAATTTTTCGGCAGACTTTTTACCTGACCGTACTTCATCCCTAGAGATACGTGCATCATCCAAAAGTTCGCGAAATTTTTTGTCAGTCTTAGTCCAATACTTGACCGTGTCAGCCTTAACCCCAGCCACCTTAGATGCATCAGCCACAGTCATACCCGAACCCAAAGCCTTAAGGAAATCATCCTTATGCTGGGCACTCAAAGCCTTAGTATGGTGAGCATCACCAAGTCTAGCAGACATAAACCACCACTAATATAATATTATATAAGGAAATTGCAACAAGCAATTTCCATTAAACACTACCCCATTCGCCATGAGCCCAGCGAATGTAATATAAAAAAACCCTTACATTATATCTAACCTGTTAGCACACCAAAACCTAACACATCAAGGAGTAACAATTTTATAACAAGTACATAACTGCAGGTCAAACAACCACAAAAAGTTAAAGATTGGAGGAACAGCCCCCTCGTATCATCGATTATTAACACTCTGGGGTCTTGTGTTTGTATTCGTGGGGCATTAGGGCATCTAAATAAATAACTAAACGACTAGTAGTAGTGATAGGTCTGCTAATTCCCTGTATTTGTTAAGGGTGCCGATATTAGTTAATTCGTGGGTAATTCGGGGGGTAATCTTAAGCTAATACGATCTACCCCCTTAGTGGGTGGGTGGGTAGGTGGCGCGTGGTTAGTCGTCATTCGTGGGTCTGCTTTCTAATAGAAAGTGCCCTATCGACTTTAGGGGTGGTCATCGGGTATAGTCGTATCTATGAGTGACCAAGTGTTATGTCGTGCGATAGGTGCCCCATTCGTGGGTCATCTATCGGATGAAACTAGTCATCCATTAAAGAGAGAAGATGCAGTGAATACAGAAACACAGGCAGTTGAATTAAGTCATGAACTAATTGTGAAATTAGTAAGTGAAATGGAAAATGGTATTGCCTATGTAGCGACAACTACAGACGCAACTAAGGCAGATATTAAGAAACTGAAAGACGCTAATCGTCAGGTTTCTAAGTCTGTCTTTGGTCGCGTCCATGAGGTGTCTTATATGGTCAATCAGGCATTACAGAAAGGCATTACCACGAATAAGAAAGTCAGTGAAGATAGTGGCGTCTCTATGTCCACGATTAGCCGATACGACTGGATAGGTTCAACCCTTTCAGTTGTGGCTATGAGTGAAAGTGGTCTTACTAAGACTGCCGAGAAACTGGCCTCTAAGTCACTGAACCTGCTAATTCAGGGTGTTCTTAAAAAGGATGACATGTTGAACATCAAAGACATCGAAGGATGGAAACAGGTCATTCAAGATAGAACCTTTAAGTTACCTACTGCACCAAAATTGGACGCAGTTCTTGAGGCCATCGGTAATGGTTCTTACGATGACTCACTAGGTAAATTAGAGAGTGCCCTAACTACTAGAAGAAAGATGATGGTCAAGGCATAACTGACCATTATTACCGATTAGCCCTCACGATTAAGTCGTGGGGGCTATTCTTTTTTGTCTCTTACTTTCTATTAGAAAGTGAACTATCAAATTTTCAATTTTCTGAGCCTGTTGTTGCTCGTTGCTGTTTTTTAATCCTGTTGTTGCTCGTTGCTGTAATTACTTTCTAGTAGAAAATAGTCTATTGATTTGGGGGTAGACCTCATGGTATACTTGAGGTATCAAGTGAAAGGTGGATGTTGTGAGGAAAGATATTCCTACAAGTAAAGTTATTCACACACGCTCTGTTGTGTTTGCCCCTAATCGTAGCAAGTCGCTACGCAATGAGGCGCACGCAACTAAGCCTAAGTGTGGTCGTGCAAAGAAGTCCTACGACCCACAGATACGCATGCAATTTTGGTTAAAGCAAATGTCTTTAACTGATGAACTACTTTCTATTAGAAAGGATGCAAGTAGTGCAAAGTAATAAACGGAATGTCGCTCGCAAGAGGGCTTTCTACCAGTTAAGAGACAAGTACCCAAAGCAGTACCATAAATTGTATTTGGGTGAGTTAGAGAAACTTGGCTTGGAACCTAGAAAGTTAGTCAAGAAGTCTGTTAAGGATAAAGATATGGCACCTGAGCAGGTCGAGAAGATTGTCGCTGATGGCATGATGACCACAGAATATCTGGGGGCACTTATGCAAGAGGGCATAGTTTCTAATAGAAAGTCGGATATCAACATTGAACCTGTTGATGTCACACTGGACAGAAACTACAATCCTCAATGGGATGAAAGTTCTTGGCAGATTGAAAAGTGAGTGAGTTAAGTTGGCACGACTGGTATGGATACACCAAACCAGAAACAAGGAAGGAAAATGATGGAAAGCAAGACGCTCGAAATGACGATAACTGATGACGGCTATCGTTATGTTGCTGGAATGTTAGTTGTTAATGTTCTGGAGAATGTTAGGACGCGCAAGGATTGGACAATAGAAGATGCTTCATTCTTGATTATGGGTGCGATGAGAATTGCACGCAATCTGTCAGATGAGGAATTTAATCTATTGATTTCATCCCTTGAGGACAGGTATGCTAGTAAGTAATAAGTCAAACCAGTTTCTATTAGAAAGGTAGAAAAGGTGGACACAGAAGAAGAAACCACTTGCGAAAGTTGTGGTAACACTGCTGACGCTAGTGGTTGTGACATAGTTGAACTGGATGATAGCAAACATTGCACATCTTGTTTAAATAGTTGTGACTCATGTGGTGAATGGTATCTATATAGGTCAAGCGTGCATTATTACGCTGATATATGTGGTGATTGTCAAGATGACCATTTTGCTTGCATGAATTGCAATAATGTGCATCACAATGACGATGGCATCACGTCAGTAGATAGTGGAGAATTTCAGTGTTCTCGCTGTGCTGACAGGTATTGGACATATTGTGGTGAGTGTAGTGAATGGTATGCAGATAGCAGTAATGATGAGTGCGATGACGCTTATCGTTATGGTATCAACGACTATTCATTCAAGCCCACACCGATATTTCATTACACACCAGAGAAACAAAGCACCACATTCTTTGGCTTCGAGTTAGAAGTTGAGGCTGTTCACGAAACCATCAGCACTGGAGTAGATATTGTACGCAACTATGTGACTGATGATTTAGTGTATCTCAAAGGTGATAGCAGTCTTAATGATGGCTTCGAGATTGTCACCCATCCTATGACCCATGACTGGGCTATGGAGAAGTTCCCTTGGGAGATGATAGAGAAACTACGCAGAGCAGGTTACAGGTCTTGGGATACCGACACTTGTGGTTTACATGTGCATGCTTCTCGCACCTCGTTTATTGACAGGTCACACTTATGGAAGTGGACATATCTTATCAACAAGAATAACCGAGAGTGTATCGAGTTGGCTGGTCGCAATAGTCACTACGCACAATTCTATGGTGTTAAACCCACCAGTGACATTGTGTTACGCAAAGAGATGCCACGAGAAAGATATGTGGCTATCAACCTGAACCCTGCACACACAGTGGAAGTGCGTATATTCAGGGGTTCGTTACGCGTACCAAGAGTGAAGACTGCACTAGATTTTATGCAGTCCACGATTGAGTTCGCTAACAAGTTAACAATAAAAGATGCCAGTGCTGGTAACACTTGGGGCATGTACCGAGATTATGTCGGCGAGCATAGCCACAGGTTCGAGAACCTACACTTGCGTCTCAACGCAGATAAACTAACTGATAGTGCTAGTTAGTTTCTAATAGAAAACACAACAAAAAGGAGAGAGTATGTGTTTATTAATGGTTGCAAAGCCAAACGCAATGCCAAGCGATGACGCTCTGGTGTGTGCTTGTGCTAACAACCCAGATGGGTTCGGTTATGCCGTTCACACTGGTAAAACAATCATCACAGGTCGTGGTATGAACCATGACGATGTGATAGATAGGTTCCTCACAACTCGCGAGAAACATATGAATGGGTGGGCTATGTTTCATGCTCGCTTCACTACACATGGTGAGACAGTAAAAGAGAACTGTCATCCGTTTCGTGTAGGTGGTAGCACAGAAACTATCCTCGCACATAACGGCATCTTAAGTAATGTGAAGATACCAACAGGTGACAAGCGTTCAGACACGCGTGTGTTTGCCGAAGACCTGTTGCCTGCACGCCTCAACATCTTAGACCACAAGAAAAAGTTTAAGAAGTTAGAGAAGTGGGCTGGTGGTTCTAAGGTTGCTGTGTTCACAACAGACAGACGACTGAACAAGGCTGTGTATATCATCAACGAGAAGTTAGGTAACTGGGATAGCAATGGTCTGTGGTGGTCTAACAATTCGTATCAACAATCGTATTACACATATCCTAAAGCACCACCAAATGTTTGGACATCATCAAAAGATATAGCACAAATTAATGGTAAGTATTATGTCCTTAATGGTGATGATATAACCGAGTTCGTTGAAGAGGGTATGGCATGTAGTTTTTGTGGTCACTTCTTCGGTGAAACAGATTACCATCATGGTTACTGTCAGACATGCTGGACTTGTTTGGAATGTCAGGACTTCGAAGAAAGTTGTATGTGTTACAGACCTGCATACAAGATGGGTCAACGACATCCGTATGACCTAGCATACGATGATAGTTTCTAATAGAAAACGAGGAGGTGAACAAGATGATAGACGAAAACATAGACCCACGCATGGCAATAGCACAAGTCATACGTGAACTAAAGAGAAACAATGGGGATGTTGATGCTTTTATGGCAAAAGTATTCTCTGCTGAAAGTAATGTTGACGCATACAGAATATGTATGGACACACTAATGGAGGTAAGTGCATGAGCATAGACAATGCTATCTTATGTCATGGCAGAAGTTGGGGCAGTGAGTGTCAGATATGTGAGGAAGAAGCATATCGTGCTTACATTCAAGAGATGCGTGACGAGTGGGATTGGGATAAAGATACAGATGATGAAGGAGGTGACGAGTAATGGAATTACTAGAAAAGATTAACGCGTTCGCTTCTAGTATGCTAACAGAATTTTCTGCTGTTGAAAATGACAGCGAGTTTATTCTAGCATTACAAGAACACGACCTATACTATGATTTAGATAGAGCAAGTCGTTACCTTGAACACATTAAAGAATACACATCAGCGTACCTGTACGCTTATGAGAAAGAGATGAGCAATGCTTGATATCATTCTGGGTGATAAGGCAACAGAGGGGAAGTGCTACAATCACCCAGACCCTGACTGGTTTCACATTCCAGGAAATACTATAGTTAACAAGGCTCAAAAAGAATTTTGTCAAGACTGCAAAATTATTACTGAGTGTTTAGATTATGCTATAAGGAATGATGTGTCAGGTGTATGGGGTGGAACAACAGCAGGTGAAAGAGAAACAATAAGAAAAAGTATAGGTCTCAAGGTGATACCTATATCAATAAGGGAGGCTGGTAGTGTCTCGTAAAAAGAAAGATGATGACAACATTGAGAAGTTAGTTGATGAAGTGTTTCCAAAAGACAGTGAAGAGATTATGAAATCAATGGAAGCAACTGAACAAATAACTGATGAAGCGTCAAGGTTCCTACACTTTGATGAGATATGGGAAGCAGCAGCGACACAGATAGAAGCACGAGTTGCTATCTTAAGTATGTCTGGTATGCTGGCGTTTGCTGTATCAGAACATGGTGGTAAGTATCTTGACCATCTGATAAGACAAGAAGAAGAAGATGGAAATCAGGAAGGCTGATTGGAGTGGGATACCTACTTCTGTTTGCCCTAACTGTGATTGTACTTGGTTTAATGTTCCAATAACATTTGACCCAGAGACATACGAAATATCAGCATATGGTCTTGACGGTGTAACGTGTTGGTCTTGTGACCAACCCATTACTCCACCAATACCAATCGACTCGAGGTTAGAAGAGATAGAGGAAGAATAATGGGATGGCTTCTTACAGGTGTTTTCGTAACAACAACTTTATTTTATGGTGTAAGTTACCATAAACAAGTTGAGTTAACTATTAAGGAACGCATGCGACCTTATCAATAAAACCCACGCCTATCGTGGTGGGATAAAGCATTACAAGGCGTATCATAACGCTTCTTAATGTACTTTATTCCACGAGTTGTTTGTTCTTCGATACCTAAACCTTTAGGGGTTTTAAGTATCTGGAACAAACCATAGGCTGATGAGTTAGGATTGTCTGCAACGTTCGACCAATTAGACTCGCGACTAATTAGTTCATCAAGACAAACCCATTCATCTCCTGTCCATCGTTCGTGTTTAACTTTTAGTTTAACATACGAACGAGATACCTTTGATGGTAATTGTCTTTCAACAATTATTTCAACGGCAACAGGTGGTGGTATTGGGATTTGCATTAGCCTCCAACCAGTATTATAATGTTATATAATATAATATAACATTATATAATCTATATAATATAACTAATGTTATATTATATAATATAATATAACTACTTTCTAATAGAAAGTAGATTATATTACTAACCCTAATGCTTAACGCATTAGGATAAACCTAGACTAGAGTGAGGATAGTGAGTGGGTTTTCTTCTCTCTTTAACCTACTCACTATCGAACCCTAACGGTAATCAAAGGAGGATTAAGTGTTAAAGATAAACGGATACGATGTCCCTGAACATGTTTCCTATTCAAGTATTACCACTTGGTTGTCCTGTGGGTATCGTTATTACTTAACTCGTATTCAAAAAGTTGAGGAACAACCTGCTGCTTGGACTCTTGGTGGTTCTGCTGTGCATAGGGCAACAGAGATTTATGATTTAGAATTATGGAAAACAAATCATGACAGTTAAGTTAATTAAAACTGAGCATGCATTGTTACCTTGGGAAGAAGCAATCTGTGCAAGGATAGGTTACGAAAGACAACTACCTTACCTTGGTAAACCTAAAGCAAACAGGAACTATTCTGAGGGTGATGTGTGGGAAATTTGGCAACACTCTATCGCAGTTGGTAGTGAGTTAGCCTTTGCTCGCATGATAGGGCTTGAAGATTTTGTTCCTCATGTTAACAAGTGGAAGACACAAGAAGATGTTCCAGGTTTTGAGATAAGATATTCGTTTAAAAAAACTGGTATCAGACTTTCAAGTTGGGATGATGAGAACGCAACATACATTCTTATCGGTGATGGTCTGAATGTTAAGACCAGAAGAAACGAGTACAACAACTGGGCTAGTGAACCTTATCGTGCACTTGGGTGGGCGACAGGAAAAGAAATCAAAGAGCGTGGTGTGTTAGATACCAAGTACAACTATTGGATGCTACCATTAGAGAACACAAACAAGATGGAGCAACTATGAACGTAGATAGTATTTGGACACAAGCATGGAACGCAGAAGTTGAAGAGATAAAAAGATATCAGAAACCAAACTTTGATATTGCTGACCTAAGACAATCTGTTCGCAGAACTAAGGCTATCCCTGATGGTGAGAACGCTGAGTGGTGGTTTGAGAATGGTAAAAAGTTTTTGAACTCTTGGATTCAATGGCGTGCTAACTGTGGTTGGGAAATATGGGAAACACCACAAGGTGTACCTGCCATAGAGTTAATGCTTGAGATTGAAACAGGTGGTGTCAATATCAAAGGTGCAATAGACCGAGTGTTTGTTACACCTCAAGGTGAAATTATTATTGTTGATTTGAAAACAGGTATGCGTACACCACAGTCAGACTTACAGTTACAGGTGTATGCTTGCATGTTAGAACGTGCCACTGGCGTGCGACCACAATATGGTGCATATTGGATGGCAAGACAAGGTGGCACAAGTGTGCCCACTGAGTTAAATAAGTTTACATTACAAAAGTTAGATGAAATGATTGGTCTCTTCCAGATTGCACGAGAGAACAATCTTTATCTACCTAACTTTGAGTCATGTAAAATGTGCTCCGTCATGGAGTACTGTTACTGGGTAGACGGTGAAAAGTCTAACAAGTTGGGAGAAATAAATGGCAACAAATGAAGCACTGTTTTCTGTTAGCATGAAAACAAAGAACGGAACCATTCTCACATTACGTGCTGATGATTTCGAAACATTCTCTACACACATCGCTGATGCTGTTGGTGGAAACATCCAGTTAATTGTTGGTGCGTTAGAAGATGTTGTTCATGGACAGCAAGACCCTGTTGCTTACGCTGCGCAAGCGTTAGGTGCAACAAGTGTGGTCACTGAACCTAACATTGGTAGTGGTCCTGTGGCACCACCATCAACACTTGGTTCATTTCCTGCACCAACATGTCATCACGGTCCAAAGAAACACAAGAGTGGGCAAGGTGCTAAAGGTCCTTGGCAAGCATGGATGTGTCCATCTGCTAAAGGAACACCAGACCAATGTCAACCAATGTGGATTAAACGTGGCGAAGTTGGTTGGGTTGCGTAAGTGAGAACACTCACTAGAACAATTGGTAAAACTGAATCAGGTGGCGAACCATTGCCACCTGTGTTCAGGACATTTGAGTATGCCCAAATTGTTTTACGTCGCAGTGAAGTGAGTATGTTTGCTGGTGCCCCTGGTGCTGGTAAATCAACACTTGCTTTAGCGTTAGCAACTTGGATGAAAGTTCCTACCTTATACATTTCAGCAGACACAGGCGCACACACAATGAGTATGCGTTTGTTCTCAATGCTTACAGGTAAGAGCCAAGATGAGTCAGAGAAACTTCTATCATCAGATGCACAGTTCGCTAGAGAAGCAATCAATAAAGGTTCAAGCCACATCTTCTGGTCATTCGATGCAGCACCATCGTTATCTGATTTAGATGAAGAGGTACTTTCATTTGAAGAAGTACATGGTGAGAACCCACACTTGATTGTGTTAGATAACTTGATTGACATCACCGATGGTGGTGGCGAAGAGTGGTCTAGTATGCGTCAAACTATGAAAGAGATAAAGTTTCTTGCAAGAGATACTAACGCTGCTGTTCTTATCCTTCATCACACAAGTGAAGCCTTTGATAGTAACCCTTGTCCACCAAGGTCAGCAATTCAAGGTAAAGTTTCACAACTACCAGCACTGATTTGTACCATAGGTCAAACACCTAACGGTATGATGGGTGTTGCACCAGTGAAGAATCGTTACGGCAAGGCTAACGCTTCTGGCAATGAACCAGTTTATCTGTCATTCAATCCAGAGTTCATGTATCTGGCTGACCCAAGAGAATCTTTATGAGAAACATGGATGGCAGATGTTATATCTGTTCATCCATTTGGTACTGCACATGCAATAACGAATCGAATATAGGTGAAGATGAGCAAGTCTAAACAAAAAGGTACTGCTGCAGAAACTGCTGTTGTCAAATACCTTAAAGCAAACGGCTTCCCTAAAGCAGAGCGTCGTGCATTACAAGGTAGTTTAGATAAGGGTGACATCTCAGGTATTGATGATGTGGTATTTGAAGTTAAAGACCACAAGAAGATGGAACTATCTGGTTGGGTTAAAGAGTTAGTAGTAGAAGTAGATAATGCTGATGCTGTAACAGGTGCAGTTATACATAAAAGAAAAGGAACATTAGATGTTGGTGAATGGTACGCAACCATGCCAGTGTATATGTTTCTATCTTTGATAAGGGAACTTGATGTCTGATTCACCTATCGCAAAAGTGTTGATGTTATATGGGGCAAACAAAGTCCCATCTGGCAGAGGATGGCGCAGTATGAAGTGTCCTTTTCATTCTGACCGTCACGCCTCAGCAACAGTTAACACTGAGGTGAATGCGTTCTCATGTTTTGCGTGTAGTATTAAGGGAGATTTGTACAAGATTATTATGGAGCAGGAAGGGATTGGTTTTCGTGAAGCAAAATCAAGAGCAGAAGAGATTACTGGAACAAGCAACATCACATTACCAAAAGTCAATCAACTTGGCAGAAGAGTACCTCGGCAAGAGGGGAATATCATTAGTAGACGCAGAGAGGTTTCGTCTGGGAGTAGTGAGCCAACCACTCGTAGGTCACGAAGTGTATCAGAACAGACTGGCGATACCTTACATAACTAGAGCAGGTGTTGTTGATATAAGATTCAGAGCAATAGATTATTCTGAACCAAAGTATCTTGGTCTTCCAGGTTCAGAGACAAGGTTATACAATGTTGAAGCATACTTTCAGGCAACTGATTGGATATGTTTATGTGAAGGTGAGATAGATACTATGACACTTTCTAAACTAGGTTACCCTGCTATCGGTATTCCTGGTGTAAAAAACATTAAGTCACATCATTACAAAATATTGTCAGACTTTGACAGAATATATGTGTTCGCTGATGGTGACACAGCAGGACGTGACTTTGCTAAAGACTTAGCAAGAAGAGTAGCAGGTGTTATACCTATCACTATTCCCGATGGTGAAGATGTTAACAGTTTGTTTATTAAAGATGGTTCCGATTGGTTCAAAGGAAAGGTCGCTGCTTAATGTATAACGAAGTAAGATTTGGTGAACTAACCTATGTGTACACAGATGGTTTAGCAGAACTGTTGATTAGAAAACAAAAAGATTATGGACCAAAAAATATTTCTGATTCACCTGGTGGTCCACTTAATGGGTTGCGTGTGAGAATGTTTGACAAACTCGCTCGCATTAATAACCTTGTTGAAACAGGTGCAACACCAGAGAACGAATCTTTACGTGATTCGTTTATGGATATAGCAAACTATGCAATCATCGCAATGATGGTGCTAGATAAACAATGGGAAGGCGTTGAATGAAACGCATTGTAGTCTTATCGGATATGCAAATACCATTGCATAATAAGCCAGCAATAAACGCAGTGATAAAGTTTGTTAAAGACTACCAACCAGATGAACTCTTTTGTGTAGGAGATGAAGCAGATTGTTTAGCACCAGCACGCTGGTCTAAAGGGTATGTTGCTGAGCATTCTAATCTGCAACGAGACCTTGATGAAACCACTACCATTATGGGTAAGTTTCGTAAAGCAATAGGAAGTAAACCTTTTCATTTGATGAGAAGTAATCATGGCGACAGGATACAACGTTACATTGAACGTGATGCGCCAGCGTTAGCAACACTTAGAGATTTGAAGTATGAGAAACTATTAGGTTATCGTGAACTAGATATCACATACCATAATAAACTGTGGAACTTTGCCCCAGGTTGGGTGATGGGTCATGGTGATGAAGGTGCAACCAGTCGTTATGCAGGTGGCACAGCAGTATCATTGGCAAGAAAGATTGGCATGTCAGTGGTGTGTGGTCACACACATAAGCAAGGAATAATCCATCACAACACATCATTCAATGGTAAACAAACATCATCATTGTATGGGTTTGAAGTTGGAAACATTATGGATTTGAAACAAGCCACATATCTCAAAGGTGGAAGTGCCAACTGGCAAAGTGGGTTTGGTATCTTATACATTGATAAAGGTAAGGTAACACCTGTACCTGTACCAATGGTAGGTAACTCATTTGTAGTAGAAGGAAAAAGTTACAGATGGTAGATTACATTACAGAATATAATGACCTAGTTAAGAATGTTTCATACTCTAAACACAAGGATTATCCTATGGTTCCAAGAGAAGATATTATTCAAGAGTTATGGTTGTGGTTCATTGAACACCCTAACAAGGTGGACGAGTGGTCAAAGATTGATGACCAAAAAGTTGCAACCAAACTTATCAACAGGTCTTTACATAATCGTGCACACGATTTTTGTCAGAAAGAAAAAGCAAGAACAGTTGGGTACGAGTTAACAGACCTGTCCTACTATCATCGTGATGTGGTTGAGGAAATACTTCCATCAATCCTAACCGATGACTGGTCACAACCAGTGTTCTCAGATGTTAACGGTGACAGGAAAACCTTTGCACCCAGTGAAGGTGGAAACCTTATGGTCATGCAAGCAGATGTGTCTGATGCTTTTAAGAAGATAGGTATACATCATCAAGAAATATTGTTACAATGGTATGTGAACAAACGTAACTCTAAAGATTTAGGTATCGCTTTAGGTTTAAGTAGTGAGAACGCTAGGATGAAAGTTACTAGAGCCATTGATGCTATCATCAAAAAATTGGGTGGAAGACCACCTAAATATGATAGTGATTATAAAACAAAAAAAGGCAGGTCGGATATTCCTACCCAACCTGCCGATAAAACTGCCTAATTTTGCCCTTATTTGTCCTCAGAATCTGTGTTAAGGGTGACCTTAAACAGAGTCCAAACGGCAAATGCCCCAAGGCAAATGATACCTACAACGTTACGTGATTCCCCAGGAGGTAATACTATCCAAGCGATAGCCAAACCAACTAGAGTGAAGGCTTCTCCAGCCCATGCATCAAGATGTTTCCAGATGAATGGTAAAACTTTTCTCACTTTATTCTCCTTGTAGCAGTGGATAGTTGTGTTACAATTACAGCACCAAGAACTACCTGCTGAGCCTCTTCACGCTCTTCAGGTGTAAACTCGGTACCAAGATTGGTAGCAAATTCTGCAGCAGCAGTGATTTGTTCACCAGCAAAATCAATGGTGGCAAGAACGGCTTCTCCACCAGGAATGGATTCAAATGCAGCAGTTATGGTTTCAGATATTTGTTGGAACGTTTCTTGCAGGTTCTCTATTGAAAGTTCTGGAAGAAATGAAAGCAAGTCTAGAGTTTCATCTATGGAAACGCTCTCTTGAGGCTCGTCTTCAATCGAAGGTAACTCGTTCTCCAAAGAAGAAGGGAAATCGTTAAATGACGAATCAACAACTTCTTCTAAAGTATCTTGAACATCTGGAGTCGGAAGTTCAAAGGGCACTATCAACTCTACAAAAGGTTCAAGGTCTGGCTCGTCTGGCTCTTGAGTTGGAACAACTGGAACCTCTGGAGATTCTGATGGCAGCAGAGTATCAGACGGTGACGGAGAAGGAGAAGAAGGCTCAGGTGTTGGCTCAGGAGTTGGCGA